AACACTAGGAGATAGCGTACTTAGATTCGATTCAGCCCACATTTCACTAGACTTCTTTGAAGGTCCTACATAAATCTTATCATATCCATAAGCGAGCCCTTGATTTGTTTGGAAAATAGAGTTGAATTTGTAAATAGGTAGTAGTTGCTTTGCAAAAGTATTATCACCACTTGATGTAAAAATATAACGCTCTTTCTTTTGTAACATTGTGCAATAAGTATTCGCCTTATTTTCATTGTTTGCTTGAATGCGTCTGTTAAAACTTACTAAACTGAGTTTTGTAATAATATTCTGGCTTGGAAGAATACTTACTGCTTCCATATCATGAAGACCAGTTGGCTCAACATATAAATATACATTCTTTTCAATAATTGTTTCATAGTCATAATTGCGAATATCGGATTCATGAACGTGATGTGTTTTAATGGTTAATGCTGGATTTACTACCAAATATTTCATGCGAAGCATTTCACAAGTAATCGCATTATCACATCCTGAAACACCAAATGAAAAATGGAGGTCTTCATACTTCCATTGAGAAGAGCGCTGTTTTACAGAATCAGATGAAAGAATCCAAGTATCTTGAGAATCTGGGCGAGGACCAAAAATCTTATCATTTTCATAACGCAATAGCGCCATAAATTTATCATCAAGATTTGTACACCATAAATGACGAATCGTATCATCTAGATAAATATCAGCATTAGCGAAGACGACAATTGAATTTGCTGGAATACTATCATTAATATAACGAATTACATCATCATAATGAAGACGCTTATTAATAACAACTTGTTGAATTTTAGAATTATTTAATAAATTATCAGAATACTCTTTTTCATTCAATAATACGATTTTATCAATAAACTGGTTTTCGACATTTTTACGAATACATAAATTAATTTCTTTTGCACGACGATTCTGGGGCGGTACATAGTACTGAGTAATAAAATATAGTTGTGGGATACTAGGTAGTGAATCATGAATCTTTAATGAAAAGATGTTACGTGCTACATTACTTAACTTTGTGTTGTACATACTACCATAACGAAGCAGAACACCAACTAGTAGGCACGCATCTTCTTTCGAGCCGTCCCAAATAGAACCCATGAAAGGATATAATAGATGAAGCTCATCGAGACATAAAATGTTATTTACACTTTTATCTTTAAAAAAGTCTAAACCAAGTGTATCAAGAACTTTCTTAGAAGCAAGAAGAATATTTACTTTTTTATTACCACCTTCAAAAATCCACTTAATATCATCAGTATCAATACATACTATAATATCAGCTAATACATTTTTAGAAACAAGTGTTTCATAATTACTAGAGCCCACAACACCAATATCAATACGATTAAACGACTCACTTAGATCTGAGTTACTATCAAGCCATACAAGCGATTTATTACTTCTCCACGTAGAAGTGGTGTGGTTAAGAATACGGATTTGTTTTCCAGTTTTATGATGTGTCGCATACATTCCTATATTAATTCTGTGTTTCATTTTTAAACTGCTTCTGAGAACAAAAAGCTATGCGATAATTGGTTATATTGAATATAGATTGGTTTATCATTTTCTTTTTTTATTTCTTTTTTACGAAAATATAACATACAGCTGCCAAGTATAAAAAATATAATTCCAGTAGTTACAACAATTTCTTGGTTCATTTATATTATAGTATAATATATTTTTAGGTATCCTCATCAATTGGGTCTGACCCAGAGCAACTGAATTGTGTCATTTGAGTAGTAATTTGTCTCTGAACACGATTGCTAAATGGAGTTGTTACATTTAGAGCATTCATTGCATCTAGAATATCATTATCATCAGATGGGCTAATAGGGACACGATGCTGATGCGGCCTTTGTGAAATACCCATACTTGCTCCACGTCCAAGAGCTAGAAACGCACTTCTCTGAATATTTTGAGTTGTATTCATAGAGCTATTACTTAGCAACTGTTGCTCGATTGATTCAATATTATCTTTTAGCATCTTTGTAAGTGGATGATACTGTAGAGTACTCGTTGTCAAATTTACTTTAATATGTTCGATTGTAGTACGGATAACTGCTTTATCCATAGCAGTAATATTTTGAAGAATATAAGCAATTGCGTTACGGAAATATGCCATGTAATATGGATTTACATCTTGAGAAAGCTCGCTAGGATTCCATGAAACTCTCTTATGAATCCGACTAAAATCCTTCGTATTCATTCCTTCAACATCGATTGTAGAATTATCACTATTTTCAAACATAATAATTGTTTCTGACTCAGCACAAATATCACCAATATGAATTCGTGTAGATGTATTTATAGAATCCTTTGAATACACATTAATACAATTCCAACTCGATGGATATGTAACAGTTACATTCTGGGCGACCGTTGTCATTAAACCGCCAAGAATATCACCAAATACAGTAGCAACTTCTTCGATATTATTTACAACATTATATGATCCGCCACCATAAATACCAATGTCCTTTAGCAGTTGGGCGTTATGGTCTTCGCCATAACCGATTGTCGTAATTGAAATATTCGGTTCAACCGCCTTAATTGAATTAATAATACGCATAATATCATCAGACTTAGTTAGCCCCTCATTTGTATGGCCGTCTGTTAGGATAATAAGACCTGTTTTTGATACATTAGAAGAATCAGTTCTTTCAAGAATTGACTTTACATTTAGAAGACCTGCTGAAAGATTTGTTCCACCTTCAGCATCTAGTATATCAATAGCATACTTGAAAGTATCAATATATTCAGTTGTTACATTGGTATGTTCGATGACAATATTTGACATATAATTAAATGTTACGAGACTTAGATAATCTGTCTTTTGAAGAAACTTTACTAGAAAATTTAAACTCTTTTTTACATTTGGCAACTTACCACCATCATCCATAGAGCCGCTTGTGTCAAGAAGAATAATTGTATGGGTAGCATTTCTTGTATCAATTGGGTTCCCAATAATCTTGAGTCCCTTAAGATTCTTATTATTCACCTTAATATCAGACACTTGAATATTCATTTTGGATACAAAAAATTTGGGGATTATTTTATCAATTTTTTGTTTTTATAAAAAATTATTCTATTTTATAAGAGCAATTTTTAACCAAATATTATGTCACCTTTTTTAGTGCTAAGAATAGCTGTTAGCCAGCCAAATCTATCTTGCTCTGCGGGACCAATATAAAACCCTCTAGATTCTATAATTTCAATATTATCTAAATTACAATGTCCATCTTCATCTACAAATACATCATTACATATAGTAATAATCTTCTTTACTTTATGACGAATAAAGGCTTCAAAGAATTTATTCTTATGTTTATAATTATTAAGATTATCAACATAAGAAGGTACATATTTTTGTAGAAGAAGAATTTCATAGTGTAAGTTATCAATAGGATTCATTATATACATTTATTAGACTTTAAAGTGTTTTAATTTTTTCAATATTTTGCTTTATTTTATTGGCAATTTCTAATAGCCATTCTGGGGCTGGAACATCATAATAACGTTCAAATTTAGAATTCTCTAAAAAGATTGGTGCTTCTTGCATTGCTTTTAGTCGCTCTGGATTCTTAGATATAGCAACTATATCTTTTGCGCAAGATTCAAAATCTGGATAGTCATTTATATAGATAAATGAATCTGGGTTAAATATTTCTTTTACAACTGGAGAACCCCAGTAAAGAGGTATTGCGCCACCGAGATATACATTCATAATTTTTTCTGTTAAGTAACCATTTTCCATTGTATTTTCCATTGCGAATCCAAATTTATAGTTTTTATATACTTGTGGTAATTCCCACCATTTATCTCTTGGAGGTATTTTTACGTCTTTTGTATGATTCGCTTTACCTAATCCATCAACTGTAGTATCTAACTTACGAAGAGTTTCAAAAAAGTTATGTCTGTGTTCTGGAGAATGTTTCGCAATATATGCCGCTAAATTGGGTCTATCTGTATTAGTAAACTGTCTTATGAAAGGACTTTTTGTAAAAGAAACATGACCCCTATCTAGAATCATTGGTAAATAGAATGTTTTATGTGTATCATCGAAATCTAATGATGTAACTATAGACGCAACACAGTAATGGTCTTTTAGTGCAGCTTGATAGTTTTTATCATTCCGTAGACCTGGCTCACCATTTAAAAAAATATATGGTTTTTTAGTTGTTGCTAAGGATTTTTGTGCTATAATTAAATCGGCACTATCAGAAGTATCTATAAATTTTATTTCATCAGAATATAAAAGTCTTAATACTGGGACTATATATTCAGCCTCATGGTCTTCTGGTTTTTTAATATTTGTAAATCCTTCAAATTCTGTAGCACTTTTGTTATATAATAGAAAAGTTAATAAAAATATAATTATGAAAATTAATATATAAAATATTTTTTTATGTTTCATACCTATTTAAATGTAATTTTTTATATTGACATAGAATACTAATGCTACAAAATATCTTAAATATATTTTATTATTTATTTGATACTTATGGTCTAACAAATGGTATCTATGTAAATGTAAGTAATGCTATACAATCTATTCAATATATGTGGTCTGTAGAAAATTCAAATCTTACATTTAAATTTACAAGTATAAGCCAATTCCAAGACGCATACAATAATATGAATAATATTGAATATATTATTTATAAAACTGATTTTATTTCACTCAAATATTATCCTAAAATAAAAAGAGCAATTTTAACAACAGAGCAGTATCAAGATATTACAAATCTTAGTAATCTTATGAGAAACTTAGGTCTGAAAGAAACACTTTATAGTTTAAAAACACCAAATGCTTTGGTTACAGATTCTTTACATACGCAGTAGTTAAAAATATTGCTCCTAGAATTAAAACGATTTCTTCAATCTGATATTTCCTTAACGTCCATTTTGAAATTAATTCGCTTTCTTTACTAAAATTATTTTCAATATCACATATATCACAAGCTTTATATCCATCATTATAATACTTCGCAATATCGGTACGAGAAGCTCTTGTGCGAACCAAAGCATTAGGAGGAGTACATATTTCTAGCATCTGAAGTTGAGCTGAGATAGATAAGAACCAATCAATGTGTAATTGAATTGGAAATATATATGGAAGAACCTTTCTAATACCTTTTTTTGTAAATAAATAAGCAGTAAGTCCTGTAAATTCCATCAATCGAATACAAGTATCATCATTAGGATACATAGGGCCATGCTTTTTATTTTTAGTATGGGGAGCTAATATAGAAAAATCCCATAATTCAGTATTATTCATTACTTTCGATTGCTGTATAAATGTTTTAATTCTTGTTATTGTTCTTGTATCCATAATACCATCATCTTCTATAATCATACCGACTTCAGATTTACCCTTTTCTAAAAAATCCTTCCAGACTTCAACATGTGATATATAGCAGCCTACACCACCTTTTGTCTCAAGTTCCATATGAGAGCGTCTTGATGAACGAATAATATTATATTTTGTATAAAGAGATACACGATTATCATTATCAATATCTAGAGTTTTACCATCAGTGCCAGACCATCGCCGTAAGTTATTAAGTTCTTTAAAACCAGATGCTTGCTGAAAACTAGTCCATCTATCAGTTCTTCTATCTAAATTAATTACATACTTTGGGATATTATCAAATGACCAAGTCATATCTATCTATATATGTGACGAAAATAATAAAAATTGAAATAAAATTTTACACATAATTCGTATCAAAAAATGGCAGAAGGTACTACACTACAGATTATTAATAATATGATTGTTATTAATCTGTATGAAATTGAAGAAGATGTATTTCATGATGCTGAGAAACAGAAAATTGTGTTTCTAGTTAATCATCTTGGTGGATTTAATATTAACTATACAAATAGAACTATTACATTATTTCTTACACTAAAAGGGATGTATTCTTATACTGTTGATTTCGACCGTGGCGGCATTGATTCCGAAATCGCCCAGCACAATTTTAATGTTGCTATTTCCCAACTTGGTGGTTAGAACTGTAAAGTAAATTTCTCAATCTTCCCAGTATCTAAGAAATATGTTTGAACGGGTCCGAGCATGCCTAATTTTTCACACACTCTGAAATGGACGTGTGGTTTGATAGTTCCTTTATAAGGAACTTTATAGGCTTGAGGAGAACCACGGAAATGTAAAACCGCTTTACCTTTATCGTCAGCAATAGCAACACCAGAATTACTAAAATCGTTGTAGGCTATATTCCACATTTGTAAATCAGTGCCAGAAGCATCATGTTTTGGCTCAGAAGCCCAGAACACAACCTTTGCATTTGGTAGAACTGTAATTGTCACTTCTTGATTCGCATTGTCGGGTGTTCGTGGGCCGAACGCAGCACAAGGTAAAACTGTTTCACCTAAAAATGGTAAATAACTATCACGCTTGAAAACTAAGTATAACGCAGCAAGTCCTACAAGTAAATATACTGTCTTTCCTAGAAACTTTGTTCCAAGTAATAAAGCAACCGCATCTTTCTTTAGAAATACAGCAGATAACCAATTTAATCCACCAACTAATACTAATGTAATAGCAACCATACTAATCTTCTTATCTCTGTATAATCTATGTGCTTCGTCCATTCTATATATACTTATGAAAATTCTACAGTGAGATTATCTTTCATCATAGACTCTAGTGCTTTTATTCTTCGCTCTAGTGCGGATCCTTTGAACTTTTTAGAATTACGTTTCCAATGCCATTCAAAGGATAATGCGTCATGTTCGTTATCAAAAATACCTACTAGACATTTACGTTGCCATATATGTCCTTTTGTTGCTTTCGCTCCACCACTTATTTCACCATTATGTTGTCTAAGTCTTCGTTCTGGGTCAATTGTTGCACCCACATATGTTTTATTATTAGACGCTAATAAATAACAATACCACATTATTATACTATATAATTTTACTTAAAGTCGGGATTCCATGTATGAATTTTTTTATTAAGAAAGACTTCTCTTAAATACCAGTGCTTTTCTACTGGTTTAGCATCTCCAAAATCAATTACATATACTTTACCTTTCTTCTCAATAAAATTATATGGTGTAACATCAATATACTCGATGTCGCATTGTAGATATAATTTTACAACAATGCCATAAATCTGCTCCATTAAATGATTTGGAATGCCATTAATATCTTCACCGTATTTGTCTGCTATAGACATTTCTTCAAGATCTTCCATTTCAATAAAAGTTTTGTAATCTGTTTTAATAATCTTTGGCGTACAGTTCAATTGGAATTGTGCTTTGTTTTGCAGCTCAATTTCATTACGAATCTGGTCTTCACTTCTATCAGATACATCTTTACGAAAGATTTTCATTTTATAACTTAGAATTAAAATTATTTTTTTTAATTTTTATTGATTTATCAATAAAAATGCTTGATGATAAAAGAGTCTCAATTTTTATTGATTTAGTAATTTATAAAGCCGCCGCATATTCATTTGGCATTATACTGAATCTAGAAGTAAAATCTTGAAATATTTTTTTAACTCTATTTGTAAATCCTTCTTCTAAAGGTGGTAAATCTGGTGAGCGCGGAGCCAAAGTTCCACCATGACTTGTTATCCAGTTTCTTACATAAGACTCTACTTGATTAAGTGTGAAATTTGGATTTTGCTGTATGAATGCTTGTAAATCTGTAGTCCATTGAGGTATCAAACTAGGGTCAAATGGCGGGGTAGGAGACATTAATTCTGGAATTCTAGTAGTAACTTGTCGTAATATTTCTATCTGTGATTGCGTTGGTTCTACTCGACCCCCTGGTGGAGGTGGTGGTGGTACTGGTGGTGGTGGTTGGGGTGTATTATTTAACAATGGTGTATTGTTACGAATAAAATTAATTGTTTCATTTATTGCCAAAGGGACTTTATCATTTGTAAGAGGTAAATTACTTATAAGCCAATTATTTGCAGTGATATACCCTTGAGAATATAAAGATGGTGTAATAGATGACTGGAATTCTTGAAGCCTTTCTCGCGTGAGCCCAAGTCGTTCAAATTGGGGTCCTAATTGCTGGTTAAAAGTATACTTAAAATTGTCATTTGCTTCTAAACTTCCAATATTTGTGATTGAATAAAATGCAAGTAATCCCTCACGAGGCATTCTACTCAGTACATTACCCTGAGGATCTTGCGGTAGTGGAGGAGCTAATGTAGTATTTTGTAAAATCCAGTTTACACCTAAAATAACAGCACTAGTTAGACTTTCATTTGTACGAGAGGAGTTTCCTCGTAGCAAATCGTCAGCAAATCTAAGCCCTCGTGAAACAATATCACTGCCTATATTTTGGTAAAAATATTCAAGAGGGTTTGATATCCCAATTTGTTGTAACTGACTAATGATTATTCTTATTACATCATCAATAAATTGTGAGTTTTCTGAAGACTCTAATTTTATACTGCTAATTGAATTCCATAATCTTGAACCTTCACGTGTTAATCCTGGTGGACCTGGATTTGGTAGGACTGCGTTATATGATGCATCTCTTGGTGGTGATATTACATTTGAATTACCTGATTGTGGTGATACTACATTTGACATATCTGATGGTGGTACTGGAACAAAGTTATATGATGCATCTCTTGGTGGTGATATTACATTTGAATTACCTGATGGTGGTACTGGAACTGAGTTTAATCTATTATTTATAGCTGTAATATATGACATCTGCTCACCTTGGTTGTTATATATTTGTTGTGTCTGACTCTTTACAGTTGTTATATTATTATTAATACTAGTTAGAATGTCATCTACGCCGGGGGTACCAGAAACTGCTGATTCTACAGGCCTAGCATTATTCTGGTTGGAATCCGCTGAATCAAAATAATCTACACCATTATTTGTTCTATAATCAGATAGTGCATTTCTATATGAATCATTGTATTCTGGATTTAATCCTAAACTAATAAAATAACGTAGATCCTCTAAATTTTTCCTTTTACTATATGATTGAAAGCCTTCATTTGTATTTATCAGTAAAAACCCAAGTAAAATTAAAATTAAAAATAAAAATCCACTTGTAAATACATTTATTTTCATCTAGATAATAATAATAAAATAGTTACAGCCAGTATTATAACCATACTAAGACTATTTAAATTATAATACAAAGAACCTCCATCAAAGTTATAATTATAAGTCATTTAAATATTATATAGTAAAAAACTTTAAGTTAATATTTAGATATTAATTTCAGTTAAACTAGGTCGACGAATAGGATTTATATTACTCGTCCATACAGGGCTATTTACATTAATATTGACTTCTTGTACTGGTTTATTTTTGATTAATACTAGAGTTGCTATAAGAATAATTAAAACAATTGCTACAAGACTTATAATTATTGCCATTGTAATTGTGTTGTCATTAGTAGTTACTGGCGCATTTGTTGTTAGTGTTATTGTAGTTGTACTAGTTGCCATTTCTGTACTTCTAGAACTACTAGTCATAGTGTAAGTTTCAGATGGTTTAGAAGTAGAAGTCATAGATTGAGTAGGTACGTTAGTACTAGATTGAGTAGGTACATTAGTACTAGATTGAGTAGGTACATTAGTACTAGATTGACTAGCTACGTTAGTACTAGATTGAGTAGGTACATTAGTACTAGATTGAGTAGGTACATTAGTACTAGATTGACTAGCTAGGTTAGTACTAGATTGACTAGCTAGGTTAGTACTAGATTGACTAGCTAGGTTAGTACTAGATTGACTAGCTACGTTAGTACTAGATTGACTAGATGTTAATAAACTAGTTTTACTTTCTGTTGGATTAGGACTACTAGTACTAGAGCTACTAACTGAAGGACTGTTAGATAGTAAAGTTTCATCTGGTGTAGGATTAGGGCTATCTGAAGGCTCAAAACTAGCACTCGGTTCTGGTGTTGGTGTAACTGATTCAGTTGGATAAGTTGTAACAGATGGTGTTAGAGAAACACTAGAGCTAATAGATGGCGTATATGAGCTAGAGCTACTTGGTGTAGATGTATATGAGCTAGAGCCGGTTGATGTAAAAGAACTCGATGAAGACTCTGTAGAAATTATAGATATAGATGGTGATGACGTAATAGTATTAGAATATGAGAGTGTAATATCAACAGATGCTGAATTCAAAACAGAATCTTGTCCTAGTACAAGTGTACAAAATAGTAAGAATATAGAGATTCTCATTTTTGATATTTGTTATATCTATTTAAGTAAATCAAATTTATATAAAATTGATAAATTATTAGGTAGCATATAATTATACAATGTATAAAGCGGCAAAAGAAAAAAATCCAGAATTAATAAATATAGGAAAAAAATGGACGAAAGATGAAGAAACTCTTCTTCTTCGACGCATTAAAGAAAATAAATCACACATTAATATATCTCTTGAATTTAAAAGAACAGTTGGAGGTATTAGTTCTCGCCTTAGGGATATTGCAGTAAAAGCATACAACGATGATGAACCAATTGAAATAATTGAGCTATATACTGGAATTCCTAAAGAAACTATATTGGAACAAGTTCAGCGTAATAAGCTTAAAATTGAATCAAAAAAAAGCAAGAAAAAGGTTAATAAAATGGTATCAACAAATGAAGAATATGGTTTCGATATTGATAAAGAAATTGATACAGCATTTCAGAAACTATATGTAAGGCCATATGAAACTAAAAAAGTATATGTTCCAGATGAGCCAATAATTCCAGAAGCAATTCCTAAGAAACAAGTAGAACTTTATGAACTAAATGATGAGCAGAAAGCAGTTATTGAAGAAGTAGATGCCGGTCACAATGTGTTTATCACTGGTCCTGGTGGTACTGGAAAAACATTCTTAATTCGTCATATATGTCGTCATTTAGAAGCAAAGAACAAAAAAGTCGCAATTACGAGTTTGACAGGTATGGCTTCACTACTGATTGGTGATAAAGCGCGAACTATTCATTCTTGGTCTGGATTAGGAATTGGTAATAGAGCAATAGAAGAATCTTTTCATTTTATTCGTGTAAAACATAAGAAAGCAAAAGAAGCATGGAGAGAAACTAATACACTTATTATTGATGAGATTTCTATGATGAGCGATGACTTCTTTGAGAAGCTCGATGCGATTGCTAAACTTCTACGCAATTGTGATAAACCATTTGGCGGTATTCAAGTACTGTGTTTTGGAGACTTTTATCAGCTTCCACCGATTAACACAAAGTTTGTATTTGAAAGTGCGAAGTGGAATGAAGTGCTAGATAGCATTGTAAATCTAGAAACAATTTATAGGCAGAAAGACCCAGTGTTTCAGAAAATGTTAAATGAAGTCCGTGTAGGAGTTGTATCAGATGAAACTGATAGATTACTAAAATCAAGAATTGGATTGGATTTTAGTAAAGAGGAAATTCAACCAACTAAAATCTTTACACGACGAGCAATGGTAGATAAAATTAATAAAGAAGGCCTTGATGCTATTAAAGGAGAATCAAGAACTTATAAAATTACTACCAAAGGTTCATGCTCTAGTACAAGTATTAAATCAGCAATAGAAAAAATGGATGATAACGCTCAATATGAAAAAGAGTTAGTCTTAAAAGTTGGTGCGCAAGTTATGCTGATTGCGAATATTAATGTAGAAGCCGGTCTAGTGAATGGTCGTCTAGGAATTGTTACAAAGTTCTTAGAGGCCCATATAGATATTATTGAAAAAGATAATAAAAAAGTTCCAGTACAAATCCCAGAAAAAGTTTGTGTCCGTTTTAAAAACGGCCAGAATGTAGAAATCTCTAGTCATGAATGGAAACTAGAGAACTATGAATCTGTATCAAGAAATCAAATTCCATTGATTTTAGCATATGCTATTACAATCCATAAGAGTCAAGGTGCTACACTTGATTCTGCGTATATTGATATTGGTTCTTCTGTATTTGAATACGGTCAAGCGTATGTTGCTCTAAGTCGAGTTAAGAGCTTAGATGCTTTGTATTTACATGATTATTTTCGTGCTGCTATACGAGCACATCCTAAGGTGCGAGAATATTATGAATCGATTTGATAGTTTTACATATACTTCTTTAATGAAGCAGATACCGCTTCAATAATTGGTGGAGGAACAGCATTACCAATTTGCGTAACCTTTTCTTTATTATTTCCATGAATTTTATAATCTTTTGGAAATCCTTGAATCTGTTTGAGTTCATCAGGTAGTAGCACTCGGCAATAAGCAGTGCCATCAGGTTTTCTTAAACCAACAAGAAGTCGTGGCTGATGATCGTAAGTACAAATAATTGTCTTACAAGGTTTATCTAAATCAATAATTTCAGAATGAATCGGACTTCCACGCTTTGAACATGTTAGAAGACTTTTGTATGTTGTTCCACTATAGACTTCATTACTCGCACTTGCTTTTAATACTACAAATGGATGAGGAGTTCCAGATGGCTCGGCAGTTCCTTCAATAGTTAAAGCGTAATTCGCAAAATCTTCTGGAACATTTGCTTTTGGGATTTGAAATGCGCCATCCATAGAGTTTGTTACAAAAGACCTCATTTTTGGCAACTTATTTTTGGTATAACTATTTACAGAAGCCCAGAAACTTGTTGGCTCAAACGCAATACTTTTTTTCCAGCCAACAATAATAATACGTTTTCTTTTTTGAGGAACAGCAAAATTAGTTGCTTCAACAACTTGATATGTGATATCATAGTCAATATCTTTGAATGCTTTCTTAATTTTGTCAAGAACAAGTGGGTCAGTTTCTTCTGGACCAGATTTCATGGTAGTCAAGCCCGTTACATTTTCACCAATAAAGAATTTAGGACTTGTTGCTTTTACCACACGGACAAACTGTAGATACATCTGGTTGCGAGGGTCATCCGATTTACGTTTTCCCCCTCGACTAAATCCTTGACAAGGAAATCCAGCAAATACCAACTCTACTTTATCTTTGTATGCGTCAAATACAGAATCTGGAATCTTTGTAATATCTGGTGATTTATCTTCAAGAAGTTTAGAATCTGGAAAATTCAACTTATGAGATTCAATCGCCGCTTTATTATATTCATTAAATGCGATTACTTTATAACCAGCATTTTCCATACCAAGAGTATCTCCACCGCATCCTGAAAATAAAGAGATAACATTCATTTCTTACTACCGTAGTGCAGTAAAAAGTGCAGTGTCAATTTTTTGAATTTTTTGTAAAAAAATTTATTGTAAATAAAGAGTATGAAAAGAAGTAGTAAAAAACAAAGCAATATAGAAAAAAGATTAAAAAATTTGAATAAATTAAGTCAAGCAACTGTGTATAAGGAGTTTGCTGATAAGATTCGTTCTGGTAAATACAGAACAAATCGTAAATTATTAAGTACGGATAAAACTACTTTAAATAAGATAAAAGAGAAACATACTTTAAAAAAAGAGAAAGCAAAATATAATATAACAAAAAAGTTAAAGTATAATACTGAATTATTAGATATAATGGAAAACGAAACAAATGTGGAAAATAGTGATTCTGGTATTAATGAACTGTTTTCAAAAATGGCAATAACTAAAAAAGAGGAAGTTCCTGAAATATGTAAAAAAGAACCTGAAGTATGTAAAGAAGAACCTGAAGTAAATAAGAGAACAAAAGCAAAAGCAGCAGCAAATGAGGAAAAAGATATTGCTTTAATTGTAAATGGAATTAAAAATAAGAATGAAACTGGTATTAAAATAATGAATTTATTTAAAGATAAATTTGGAATTGATATTCTTGATGCAATTGGGAGAAATAATTCTCGTAAAAATCATTATGATTTTGATATACTTGTAAAGATTGATGAAAAAGAAGTATGGAAACACGTTGAGCATAAGGGTAGTAAAATATATAAACCTATTAAGGATAGTGATAAACCATGGAAAACAGCCGTTCAATTTGGTCAATTTAGTGCTAAACATTTCTCTATTGGTAAAATTTATGCGAAAGTTTGGTATGATGAATTAATAGCTTCTGGAATTCTTAAAAAAGAATTTAATATCAAAGCAGAAATTCCATCATATGAAGTATGGTTAAAGAAAGATTGTATGAAACAAGCAAAGCCAGAAACCCCCTTTGGTATTGAATTATATAATATACTACAAAAATCTCCAAATCCTATTAAAGAACTTAATAAAGAACGTCAATATGTTCTTAATAAAATAATCATTACACAAAAAGATTTAGATATATTAATAAGTGAAGTTCTTCCAATTGTATCTGGTGTTTTAATTAAAAAAGATTACTGGTTAACAATTCATGGGAATTTATCAGATAAATTTGAAGCAAAATGGTATCCAAAATTAACTGTAAACAAAATAAATAAAGTTACCATAGATAAATCTAGAAAAGATTTATGGTTCATAGTTGAATGCGATGATGACTTTATATTTAATTCTCATTTAAGATGGGGATATGGACAAGGTAATAATCTACGCATTGATTTAAAGTAAATATCGAGATTCATTAATCTTATCAAAATATTTTTTAACACATTAATAGGATGTCCCGTAACTGCTCGCATTGTGATGATTATAGAGTTTGTAGTGGAGAAGAATGTACCATACATCCTTTATATAAATATGTATATGAGATGGAAAGAAATTTTGGACTCTGGGGTGATATTATGATTGAAGAAGACGCTGCTGCTTTTGATGCGTTACCTGAAGAAGAAAAGCAAAAGAAAAGAAATGCGAATGCAAAAGAACATGCGAGAAATGAACGTAA